GCGCTCGGCGGCCCGGCTGGTGCGCTCGATGACCTTAGTCAGCCAGGCGTCGTTAGCGGTATCGTTGGGCCGGATACGCAACTGCTCGCGCAAGTCCTCGAGGCTCACCAGTTTCCTGTCTTCGGCCGGCACCGCGACGGTGCTGAACAGCACCCTCATCGGGCTTCCCGGTGGTAAAGCTCGAATAGGCCGCGCAGGTCGAGCGCCGGGCCAGGCTTGCCGTCGCTCATCACCGGCACTGCCCGATAATCCTCGATGAGCCAATCGGCGATGGTGATTGTCTGGCCGGGCGGGCCGGCGGGGCCGCGCTCGCCCTTGTCGCCGGGTTTGCCGCTCTTGCCGACTTGGCCCGCCATAGCCCAACCGTCGCCTGGAAGTTCGCCAGGTCCGTCGCGACGGGCTCGCCATTCCGAACCGTTGAGCGTGACGAGATCGTATTTGCGGTACTTGCGGTCAGGCTGGAACAGCCCGCAAACCTCGCCAACGTACGGGGTCTCGCCTGCGGGGCCAGGCATGCCGGGAATACCCTGTTCACCCGGGGGGCCAACGATACTCTCGCCTTGAGGACCTGAGTCGCCGCGGTCTCCTTGCGGCCCGACGATGCTTTCCCCCTGTGGCCCCGGCTCGCCGGGTGGGCCAGCGATACCCATGCCCGGCTCACCCCTCTCTCCTTGCGGGCCGGCGGGGCCTTGCGGGCCGTCGTGAACACTGGCCAGTTTTTCGGCGATGGCGCGCTCGACGCGAAGCTCGAACTCAGCTCGAGCGGCGCGGACTGCTGCCACCTCGGCCGCGATGGACAGCTTGAGTTCACGCTCGATACGGGCAGCGATCGCGCCCAGTTCCTCGCCGAGTTCTTCGGCTATGGCGTCAAGGGCTGACACTGTGATGGCTGTCCAGGTAAAAGGTAGAGCGCATAGCGGCGAGACCGGCACGCTTGGCTTGATTCACGGCGGCTTCCTTAACGGCCGCTTCGGCTGCCGCATCGTCGTTTGCCGCGGGCGGTGGCGCGGGCGGCGCATCCGGCCGCGGTGTCTCTGGCGGCGGCTTCGACCATGCCTCGAGCGGGACCACCTGTTGTTGAACCCTTGGGGAATCGCCGTCTTTCGCCGCCGGGAGGTCTTCCAATGCGCGCGCTTCGTTCGGCGCGTAAATGCCGCCCTGCACGCCGCGGGCGAGCGCCTCGATGCGGTCCTTCAGGTTCGAGCGTTCGAGCGCCGCGGTGTCGAACTCCAGATATTCGTCGGGCCACCCGAGCAGTTGAAAGAACCGGCCGATGGCTTCCTCGATGTGGTTCAGGGCGAAGCCGAAGCTCGACGCCACCCAGAACCGCATCAGGTCGTCCATCGATGCAGACTGCACCGGCGCGCCCCACAGTGAGAGCAACGGCAATGGCACCCGGTACACGGTGGCGATGCGCCCGTCGGTAATTTGCAGCATCTCGGCGAGTTGCGCGTCGCGGCTGGTGGTCGAGGTCTGCTGCCATTTAAGTCCGCGGGTCAGGATAGGGGTACCACCGGCGCCGGCGCCTTTGGTCATCTCATCCCAGCGGGCGCGCGCTTCGTCGGTCTCCTCGCGAGTGTAGGGCTCATCGGTCATCAACACGCCCGAGGGCCGCGCCTGGTTGGCGGTATAGTTCAGCGCCTGCCGCACCATGTTGTTCGATGCCGCGACATCGAGTAACGCGCTGGCGAGCGGCGCCTCACCGAGGAGCGGGTTGCGGTTGCGGGCGTCGAGTTTGACATGCAGCACGTCGCGGGCCGGCACGATGCCCAGCATCTCGCGCGAGATCATGTTGTCGACGACCGGGTTGCCGGCGAGATTGTAGAAGACCTCACCTGCCACCGAGACGCGCGGCTGCGACGAGGCCGGGTCCATCAGATGCAAGCTGTCCACCTCGAATCTGTTGTTGCGCAGTGCCAGCGCATAGGCATTGCCATCGGCATAGAGCGAGCCGACCAGATTCAAGACGAAATCGCTGATGCTTTGGTAAGTGTTAGGCTTCTTGAGAATGCGCGACAGCGCCGAGTTGCCGACCCGCTCGCGGCCACCGTCGCCCGTGCTGCGCCAGTGGGTGCCGGGGCACATGCTGGCGGTCTGCGAATAGCTGGCGATGCAGGCGTGAACGATGGCGCCGCCGCCGGGGCGGATAGGGTCATACCCGAGCTGCCAGAAATTCCACGGCCATTCCGGCGGCACATAACCGCCGCTCGATGATGACATGGTGAGCGGCTGGAATTGCTTGGCGCGCGGGAGGAAGATGCGCTCGAGCGCACCCGCCGCCCGCGTTAGAAGCGCCATTGCTATCGCGTGCGCCCGGTCATCCGAGTACCGCCGGCCTCGCCGCCGACGGAGACGGCGTTAGATGGCGGTGCCTGCGTGCTGCCCGCCGCATTGGTTGCCGTGACAAGGCAAGTAATCGACTTACCCACATCGCCCGCGGCGACGACATAGCTGTCCCCGGTCGTGCCGGCAATCGCCGCGCCGTCGCTTTTCCAGGCATAGGCGTAGCCAGTCGGCTCACCGTGCCAGTTGCCTTTGGTACAGGTGAGCGTCTCGCCCACGGCACCGTTGCCGCCAAGGTGTGGTACGTCGACATTTGTCGGCGCGCCGGGTGCGGGCGTCGGCCGATCAGGAACGGCCGCGTTTTGCATTTTGTGTTCGACCGCCGCCTGCTGCACGGCGACCGGCGGCATCTCCGGGTTGTTCGGGTCTTTCTTCTCGTCCACGTGCATCAGGCCGAGCCGCAGCTTGTCGTTCTCCTCCTGCGTCGGCGTCGGGGTCTGCCCCTCGGTCACCGCCAGCGTTTGCTGGGTCAGCGCCGCCCGCGCTTCCTTGTGCGCTTGGTACTGTTCCTCGGTTACTGCCATCGTCCGACTCCTTTGTGACGAGCCGGTCGAGCAGATCCTCGGCCGGCTTGCGCCATGAATAACGCCGCCGGACAGGCCGCCGGCTTAGGGTCTTCACCAAGTTACGGATTGGGTCCAGGCGATGACCCCGGTGCGCCGCATGGCCCAGTTCATCGGCAACACCATTCGAAGCGCGAGACTGTCAGTCTGGAACATGCTGCGCACCGGCGTGGCCAGCACACCCGAGCCCTGCGCGCCGGTGCTGATCTGTAGCGGCGTCGTATCCTCGAAATGCAACGTAGCCTGATCCGACACGTCGAATCGTGGCGTGTCGCCGGTGATGGTCATGAAGTCTGCCGCATCGACCAGAATGATCATCCCTGCGGTGCAGGTAGACGATACGATCACCGGATAACCCATCAGCCGATTGCCGTTTATCTCGGCCTGGAAGGGGAAGTCGCCACCGGCATTTTGTGTGAGGGCAATCGCTATCGCCTGCACCGGGTTCATGATCCAGACAGGCGCACGCAGGCTGTTGGCGGCGGCGAGCACGCCGACCAGGTTCTTGATATCACCGACCAATGCCGCAAACCCGCCACCCGCGGTTGCGGTGGTGGCGCTCACGCCGTTGCGCAATCCGGCCGGGCGAATGCCCGAGATTGCAGTGGCGTCGATGAGCACGGTGTCAACGGCAACCTGCGTGTCTTCCTGGATTAGCTGCCGAAGTATAGCCTCGATTTGCGGCGTCGAATGCTCGGCGATCTCACGAGTGTAGCTCGTGATCACCGCCATTTTCTTCAAGCCGAGAGTAATCGGCGTGAATGCCGCTTGGCGCACGGGGATCGGCGCGCCTTCGGCCACGAATGATCCCGCCACGGTCGGCGTCGCCACCCGCGTCGGCATCGAAATTTGCGCGTAGCGGCCCAGCGTGGCGCGGAAGCCGCGGGCCGACAGCGGTGCGTAGATGCTGCCGGGCAAGAGACTGTCCACAAAGTCGGCATACATGATGGTAGCAAACTCGGCCGCCCAACCGGCCGTGCCGCTGGTGGCGGGTGCGGTGGCGGCGCGCACGGTCCACTCGTGCATCGCCTTAACCGCTTCGAAGTCGCCATAGCTGCCGTAGCGCTCTTGCAGCACAATTTCCGGCGGCTTTTTTTCGACAAAGGACAGTGTCTTGACGACGAACTCCCGCAACGCGAGATAGCCCGGCTCGGGGTCTTTCGGCTTTGGCCTGGCCCACGCTTTGGGTGCAGTGGAGGGCAGTGGTTCCTTCGGTGCGTACACGGTGGTACGCGACATCGGCACCGTGATCGGCTCGCTCGTAGCGCCAAGCGCTTTCTCGGCTCTCTGCCAAGTCGCGATGTTGCCGGTAATCTCTTCGATGCGGGCCGACAGTTCGCCGACTTTGGCAACGTCGTCGGCATCGGGGAGGGTCGCCAATTGGTCGCGCAGGCCGACAACCTCTTGCTGCGCGTGTTCGATGCGTTCTGAGTAGCTCATAGGGATCTGCTTTCGGTGCGTCGGTTCCTTTCCGGCTGACACGCCGATGAGCCCGGTCGCGGACGGGTGATCTCCTTCGGCAGACACGCCAAAGATCAACCGTTGCCCTTCCGGGGAGATGCCGAGCGACTTGGCGATAGCCAGTGCGTTCGGGTTGGCCGGCACCGTGACGAGCGAGCACTCGACAAGCTCGGCCTCGGTGAAACGAAGGCCGCCAGACTCCAGCGGCTCGTATTGCTTGGCGTGAAACCCGACGCTGACAGCGCGCAGCATGCCGGCTTTCACCGCGGTTATCACCTCGCGCTGCCGGTCAGAGGACGGCTCGACCAGTTCGAGGCGCCCGGTCAATTGGCCGCGGCGCACGCCGACATCGTGCCAGTTGCCGACGAGAAAGCCGGCGTCGTGTTTGAACAGCGCCACCGGGTTGCGGCGGAAATTATCAAGCATCCAACCATCGGGCTCGATGATGTCGCCCATCCGGTCCACCGAGCCGTCGCTCATGACAAACTCAAGCGGGTCCGAGCCCGGCGGCGGCCCCGCGGACTGTTTCTCGCGTTTGTCCATGTCAGCTATCCGATGAGGGCGCGGATATCGAGCGGCCGGGTGGTGTTCGCCGTGGCCGCCTTCACAGCCATCGCGAGCGCCTGCATGCCGTCGATGCGCCCGCTCGATTTCGCCTTCTCAAGCTTCCGGTTGCCGGCGGGGTCCGCCACCACCGTCGCGTTGGCGGCACACATCGTCATGACCGGGTGCATGCCGTGCCGCAGCCGCTTTTGCAGCGCCACGGTTTCCAGCGCATCGAGCGCTGGGGCCATGTCCTTGTAGCCCTGCCCGCAATCCTCCATTGGCACATTAATGCCGCGGGCGACCATCTGCGCCCGCAGCTCGGTGATGCGCCAACGGTCGAACAGGATCGTGCGCAGGCGGCATTGTTGCCGCAGCTCGGCGAGACGCTGCGCCACATAGCCGTAATCGATGGTGATGCCGGGAACCGCGGTGATGAACCCGTCGCGCACCCACAGATCATAGGGCGCCCGGTCCCGCGCGGCCCGCTCGCGCAGCCCCTCGGCCGGCGTCCAGAAATGTGGCCACACGTTCCAGGTGCCTCGGGGCCCTTCCGCCAAAAGCACCAGCGCGGTGAGATCCTGCCGCGACGACAGATCGAGCCCCCCATACACGGGCGAGCCTGCGAATGCATCCATATCTGGCGCCTCGCCGTTGGCCTCCCAAGTCGAGAGCGAGAACAACTGCGACAGCGCCGAGACCCGCTGGTTCAGGTGTAGGTTGCGGAAGGTGCTCTCCGACGCCGGCATCCGCATTGCCTTCTCGGCTAGCTTGGCAATCTCGGCCTCGTTCAGAAAGTCGCCGAGAGCCGGGTTGGCGGCGCGCCAGGTCGCGGGGTCATCGAGCGGCGCGTCCTCAGGTGCGGTGAACAGCACCAGCTTCATCGTCGGATCGGCCCCCGCCTTCGCGTAGTCGATGAGCTGTGACAACAGGTCAGAGCCCGTCGGGGCCTGCGTGCTGATGACAATCGACAGTGGGTGCGGGTGCGCGCCCATGGCGGTTTCGAGCGCGTCGTAAAGTTCGCTCCGCGGGCCGCGCACCTGGCCCAGTTCGTCGTGGATGACCAGCGCGGGCGAGAACCCGTAGGTCGTGCTGGCCTCGGCCGCGAGCGCCTTATAGCGAACCCCGGTGAGCGGCGAGAAAAGCTCTTTGGCCGACTCCCGTGCCACCACCATGTTCGGATCGGATAACTCCCGCGACATCCGCACCATCTGCGCCGCGAGCTTGTAGACAATGCCGGCCTGGTCCCGGCTCTGCGCGCTCGAATAAATCTGCGCGTTGCGCTCGGCCTCGGGGCCAATGACGTGCGCGATCACCAGCATGGCGATCAATGCGGTTTTGCCGTTTTTTCGGCCCATACACACAATCGCCTGCCGGGTCGGCGTGTCGTAAATTTGCCGGATGATGTTCTTCTGCCATTCGCGCAGCACTATCGGCTCGCCGACGTGGCTCCCCTCGGGGGTCACAAGGTACTTCTCGATAAACCGGATGACCCGGCTGGAACGCGGCTCAGGTACTGCGGCAGCGCGTGCCTTCGGCATTTACGCGGCGCGGCGCCTTATCGCGAGGCCGCCGACCAGCACATCACCCGACATCGCCGAGCCTTTTTCGGCGAGCTTGGCTTGCCGCCTATCGGCCGTGTTTTGCACCGTCAACCGCAATTGGCGGGCTGACGATGCTACAGTCGTTCCTATCATCTTCAAGTTTACGGCCAGCTCGCGAAACGCCTTCGAACCCACATCCTCCTGGGCCAACCGCAGGCTCAACTCATTAAACCGCGCCCTGTTCTCACAATGACCTAAGAGCGACTCGAGTTGATCGGCGTCGAACCAATCGACAGGCTTGGAAGCAATGATTCCTCTCCAAATCCGCCGGCCGGCCGGCGACATACCCTTTGGCGGAGCGGCCGGCTTACCGCCAACCCGATAGAATGATGCAGCTCGTTCTTCAGCGCTGTGGCGCCGGGACATCAACCAACCCTCCTGAAAGCGTCGATAGCAACGAAGATCCCA